ATTTCGGGTTGATTAAAGTGAGTGCGCAAAGCCATCTGAAGGCGATGTGTTTGAACCTGTTGAAAGCGGCTAACAGGCTAAGTGTGCCTGTTGCTGCCTAAAAGGCGGCCCAGATGCCTGATTATCAGGTATCCAAGGGGGATTAAGGGGGGGGTATTTGAGTAGAATCAGTGGATATTTGAAACAAAAACAGCCGAAAATCTTTAATTAGATTTCGGCTGTCGGGAAAAAGGAATTTTGCAAAGGTCTCGGCTTGTCCTTTTTTAGGTCAAATGCGACAATGTCGTCGCATTTGACGGGTTGATGATTAAGCAATAGTACGGCGGGCAGCCTCTTCGTAAGGGATGCCTTCCTTCGCCGCCAATGCCAATGCACGTTGGTGATGGCTCAAGGCTTCCGGGTCCGACGCTTCGGCAAAGTCTGCCGCCAATCCCGACGGCGTTTCACCTTTAACCATCTCGCCGCCCTGAATCTGCTTAGGCAGGACAGCGGTAAAAAACGCACGCAGCGCGGCAGACAAAGGCTGCTTCTTACTGCCTTCGCCGAAGTCGGCGGTTACGTCATCAGGGTATTCGGCAAAATCCAAAACCTTGACGACCAAATCCTTGTCAGCAGGTTTCAGACGACCTTCTTTAACCAAGCCTTCGGCATATTCGACATTCTGCTCATGCGCACCATCGCGCAGGGCGGCATGCTGCTCGTCTTGCAGCTTTTTCAACTCCGCCCGCGATTCGGCGGCCTTCTTCTCGGCAGCTTCACGGGCGGCCTTTTCGGCTGCAAGCTCTTGTTCCAGCGACATAGGGGTCTCCTTGTTTTCATGGTTTTCCGGGGGTGGGGGTGATTCGGTAAATTCGGCAGGTTTCAAACCCGCCATGTTCAGTAACCGGCGCAAAAGGCCGATTTCCTGCGGTTCTTCGGCAAACTCGACATAAACTTCGCCTTCGGCAAAACTGATGGCGGACAAGCCCTTGACGGCGGGCGGTTGCGCGCCCAAAAAGCCGACATGGCGCAGCGTCCAAATGCCCGGTTTGGGATTGTTCGGACTGGTTGGCGGGTAAAAACTCGCCGACACTTTTTTATATCGTCCGGCCTTAACCAAATCCGCAAAGCCCTCATCGACTTGGTCAAAGTCCGCCGTCAACACGCCGTTTTGCACACCAAGCGACTTGACCCAGCCGTAGGCGGGAGCATCTGCCTTGGGATGCCCGACCACAATAGGGGCCTCATGCACCTTCGGGTCATATGCTTGGGCAGCGGCAGCAAGGTCGGCCTCGGTAATCGTTACCGTATTGCCGTTTGCATCGGTGCGCGTGCCTGCGCGGAAAATTTCGTAAGACATAAAAAAGCCTCATCGGATGGATGAGGCTATTGTGGCAAAGGCCGTCTGAAACCGCTTTTAATGCGGCTTAAAGATTGGATTGCCAAAAGGCGTTAAAACCGCGTTTTTAGCGCGTTTTACCATTGAGATAGACAAACCCTTATCCAAGCCGATAAATGCGCTAAAAAAGCGGTCAGGACGAATCCTGACCGCTATCTTGAATAAATCGGGTAATCACACAAACAAATCTCCCTGATTTTTTGCCCGCTCCGCCATCCCGACCTCCTTGACGATGCGGTAGATGTGCTGGACGGTCAAATCATATTTGCGGGCAAGCTCCACATGATTCTTGCCGTTAAATTCCTTATAAATCTGCATATCGCGCTCCGATACCCTGCCCAAAAGGTTTTTGGGGAAATAAATCAACTGCCCGCCCCAGTTGCTGGTCAGATGATGAGACAGCTTTTTAGATACCTCGACCGCCTGCTGCCGCTCCATCGGCAATACCGACATCAAGCAGGCGACCGCCTGGTCTTCCAAGTCCGCCACCAGCTCAGGCACTCTGTTGTCCGCCATTTTCCACCCTCACTTTCCACTTCTTCAAATACTCGATGACCCGTATCGCGTCATCAGTCCCCAATCATCCATGATAATCTATGCCCGTCATGCGTTTGACAAAACGGGCCAGGCTCAATTCGGACGGGCTTCGCACTGCGCCCAAATCGTGCAGCTCCAACCAAAGCGCGCGTATCTTTTTGACCTGCGCCTCCATCATGCGGTTTGGCATATGCACCGGCAAATCAGGTTTGCCTGATGCCGCCTGCGCTTTTGTGGTAACCACAAAACCCCGCATCTTCATCGCCCGTACGGCAAGCTCCAGCTCTTCGATCGATAACTTGGTACTGCTCGTCTTGCCGCATGACAGATTGGCGAGCAGCGCGCGATATTCGCCGTCGTCCATCATCAACTGGGTTTTGGCCACATGGATGAGCCGTATCAACCGCTGTTTTTTCTGAGCACGGGTTTCCATTTTTTTCTTCCCACAAACCTCAAAAAGTGAAACGTCGTTTCACTTTTTCCATTAAAATCAATGAATAATATCATTCTAGCCTGAATTGAACCACTTGGCAAACATACGGAGCGGATAGAAAAAGGCCGCCTGAAACATTTCAGACGGCCTGTTTTAAAGAATGGTTTGCTTATCTGTTTACCGCTTCTTTCAAAGGTTTTCCGGCACGGAATTTAGGCGTTTTAGCGGCGGCAATCGTCAACGGCTCGCCGGTCTTCGGGTTACGGCCTTTGCGCTCGGCGGATTGGGCGACGTAAAACGTGCCGAATCCGACCAATGCGACCTCACCGCCTTTGGCCAGTTCCTGCTTGATTGCACCGATAACGGCATCCACCACTTTTGCCGCTTGCACTTGGCTCAGGTTGGTTTCGGCAACAACAGCTTGTACTAATTCAGATTTATTCACTTTTTGACTCCTGTTTAGGTTTAAATGCGGCAGACCGTGCCGTGCGGTTGGTTTATAGTTTCAGACGGCCTAATGTCTACGGACGGGCGGTGTCATCATCTGTGCCGCCTGTATCATCTTGCTGATTAAGACAGCCGTTTGCTGCGCGCCCGTTTTATCCTTTGCATCCGCCGCCGGGAGGTCGCCCTTGAAATTAACAGCGGTGCCCTCGGGCAGGTCTTCGATTTCAATAATGATTTTTGCCATGTTCACACCTTCGCCACATCCAAATTCATCAGCTGATACTCCCCATCCTCGCCGCGCCGGTACACCCGTACAAACGGCTTGCTGATATGCACCTGCAAACTGTCGGAGAGCGCATCCATCGCCCGTTGCCATTTTTCATCCGTGATTTGCAGACGGCGCAGGCCGAGGACGCGGGCGGTGCTGATATTGCCTTCCTTATCCACCAAAAACGCCGCGTTAATCAGTGTTTTCAACTCCGTGCGGCTGCCTTCCGTCCATTCGTTGATGCACTCGTCAATCAGGGCTTTGGCGGCAATCAAACCTTCGTCGAATACCAACGTGTCCTGCATGGCAAGGTTGACGCGGTACGCGCCGTCGAAGCTGTGCAGGCTGATATTGCCTTTCTTGCCGCCGACAGATACGTCATAGCGGTCGGCACTCAACTGTACAAACGCTGCAATATCGTCCATCGCCTCGCGTTTGAACGCCATCAGGTTATCCTGTACCGCGCGGGCTTTGGCGGCGATTTCCTGCACCAGCTCATCGCGCAGCAGGTCGATTTCTTTAATATTGGCCAGCGGCACGAGATTACCTTTGGCATCCTGTTTGTATTGGGTTTTATCAATGTTCATTTGTTTTACCTTTCTGCCTTTCGGCATAAATCCTTTTACACTCATCCACCGTACGGTGGCGTTGCCCGTGTATCCAATCCCCGTTCATGCAGGGTGCGTTTTTCAATCTGCCGACCATCTTTTTCAGCTTGGCGGACTGCGCCTTGCCGTATTCCGTCGGCCGGTGCTTCTTTTCCAGCCTCGGCACCATCCTGACATCCTCAGGCGGCAGGTGCCGTATCAGGTCGGACGGGTTCGGCCATTCGGACGAGGTGGCGGCGATGGTTAAAAATGCCGCCTTTATCCTTGCCGTATCGCGCTCGGGCTGCCAGATGCGGCTGCCCAGTATCCCGTGCCAGAGTTTGGCGACCGCCGTCAAATCCGCCGAAGCGGGACGACCCTTGAGATTCAGAGCGGCGAGCATCATAAAGCCCTGCGCGATTTCCCGTTTCAGCCAGTTATCCTTGTCCTCCATTTGCCCACTCCATCAAATCGCCCGCGCCGCTCCTCAATTTGGTACTTACTCCCTCTCCCTTGGGAGAGGGTTGGGGAGAAGGCAAAACCGCCGTTCCTGCCGTCTTTTCAGGCGACCAAAACGTGATGTTTTCCAACAAAAAACCGTGGCTGGTCAGCGGCGGTGTCAGCTTTCCCGCATCCCGTGCCTCAAGGCATCGCATTACCGCCCAAACCCAAGCCTCGCGCGGGGCGGGGTAGGCTTTCCGGTTTCGGACGATTTCGCCCGCCCGTATCATCGGTGCAAGTTCCCCGAGCAGCTTTGAAACGCGGTTAAAACTTAAATCCTTTTCAGCGGGGCGGAACAGCGTCAGATACCGCAATACCGCCTTAAAAAGGTCGTCTGAAATGCCGGTCAGCGCAATCAGGGCTTCGCGGGCATCGTCATGGGCGATTAAGACATCCAAGCTCATCACCGCGCCGCAGGTGGGGCAGCGTACTTTCATCTAGCCGCCTCCAAATCCTTACGGCTCAAACACCGCAATGCCGTCTGAACCACATCTTCAACCTCATCCGTCAGACAAGCCGACACATACATCATCACCAACCGCCCCGTTACCGTCGAGAGCGCGGCCGTCAGATGACCGCCTTTTTCCCTCCATACCGACACTTTGATTTTGCTGTAATCCCTGTTCATTTTCCTGCTCCAATAAACTCAGTCTTTTGCATCGCCGCCAAATCCTCATTAGTCGGCTCATACGGCAGATCGGGGTAAATTCCGTGTGCAATCGGCATTGCTTCTGCCGCGTCCTGTTCGGTATCCGGCTCGGCCGCCATGCCGGATACCGGCTCGGCCGCCATGCCGGATACCGGCACGGCAGGGGCTTTGTCGGGTATGCAGCTGGCGGTGGTAAAGAAGAGGACGATGGCCGCTGCCGCAACCAATAGCCGCCATAAGAAATTTTTCACCGCCTCCATCTCACACCCCCCGTACCACATCGCCGTCAACCATCTCAAAACCAAGCTCCGCCGCCTGATTCATCGCTGCCGCCACCAAGTTGTTGACCGCCAGCGGATAGAGCAGGCTGTTGGTTTCCAATCCCTTGCTCGTGCGGCTTTTGACTGTCAGACGCTCGGCAACCGCATCAATCGCGCTTTGGTCTAAAATCTTCGCCATATCCGCATTGACGCGGTCAAATTTGTGCTTGAGGTAGCCTTCGAGCTTGCCGTCGGTCAGCGGCAAGAGTGTGACCACCTCGCAGCGTTGCACCACCTCGCGCACCGCAGGATTGTTTTCGCTAAGTTTTTGTGCCAACTCCGTCTGACCGATTAAGACAATCCCGAGCAGGCGTTCAAACCCGTTTTTCAGCTCAAAAAAGCGTTTCAGGTGTTTCAAGGTCGGCAGCGGCAGACCGTGCGCCTCTTCAATCAAGAGCAGGTGTTTGTTGCCTGCTTTCGCGCTTTCCGACAAAGCGCGGTGGATTTGGCGGAAACGTGCTTCCGGGCTGCGTTTCGGGCTGGTTCCCGGCGACACCGCCTCCAAAATGGCTTCCGCAATATGTACCGCCTTAAGCGTTTTGCCTTTTTGGTCGTTGTCTTCCATTGCCAAGACATAAGGCTCGATCAGGATGATTTGTCGGCCTTCGCGGTTGATACGGTCTTGCAGGTCTTCGCGCAGTGTGGATTTACCCGCGCCGCTTTCGCCGACCACCGCCACAAAACCGCCGTGGCAGGCCGTCTGAAACATCGCCTCGCGCACATAGCGCACATCCGGCGTCATATACACATCGTCCGCAGACTGGATTTCGTCGTTAAACGGATCGCGGAATAAGCTAAAATGTTGTTTTGCCGCTTGGTTTAAAGTTGCTTTTCGTAGTAACATCTCATTGTCCTTGTCTTCGTAAGTTGCTTGGGCAGGTGCGGCTTCCGGCTCGTTTCTCAGGCTCGCTGGGATTTCCGCACCATTCGTTTCAAAAAATTGTTTCAACTTCCTTCGCAGCTCGGCTGCGTTTTTTTTCGGCCATTGCCCGTGATTGACTACCGCCACCAGCATCGGCTTGCTGCATCCGATTTCGGCTGCCGCGGCGGCATAGGATTTGCCGATTTGCTTAAAGGTCTGTTTCATGCTTTCCCTTTTTTCAAATGCGACGACGTCGTCGCATTTGCCTAACCGGTTTTATGCAGCTTCAGACGACCCATCGTCTTGAGCCTGTCGTAAACCTCGTCCAATTTGCTCTCGACCACGCCTTCCGGGTAGTGCTTGAGGATGACTGCCATCGCCTGTTTCCAGTCGCCGCCGTCTGCCTCGACGCGGGGTTTTAAGCGTTTGGCGATTTCGACCTTGCTCAATACCTGCTCCGAGACCTCCATCCGGTTGTACGCCATCTGCTGTCCCTGTTTGGGCATAAAGAGCGTATTTCGCGCGGCGAGCGTATCTTCCTGATGCTTATACGGGTCGATTTCGCCGCCGAATGGGACTGCCTTGCCTTTGCGTTTGGCGGCTGCCGCCTCCAGCGTTTCCGCACCCATCGCCAGCTTGTCCAGCTCTTTGCGATGCTGCTGCGCGTCCGTATCGGCAGGGGCTTTGTATTCCGCCCCGATGACTGCCGCATCAGCCCTGAAGCCCATCTCGTCAAAAACTACTTCGGGTACGGATACCCAAACCTCGTTACCCTCCGCGTCATAAGTAGCGACCCGCGCCCCATTTACCTCCCAAGGGTTCTTAGCGACCAAAACCTTCTGACCGACCAAAATCCCCTGGATGCCTTTCACGCTATATACCCGTCCGCCGAAGCGGATTTCCAAATCCGCCGAGACTTTCGCCTCTTTCGGCGCGCTGATGGCAAGCTCTCGGCAATAATCCGCAGGCGGCGGCAGGATGAGCTGCTCGGGTTTGATTTTGTTCCAGGCCTGATAGCGGGTCATGCCGTGGCGGCTGTGCTTTTGAGTACCGTTGTAGTAACGCATCCACCGTTCCGATAAAGCATTGAGCTGGTCGATGTCGTGTACCTCGGTAAAGCGCAACCCGCTCTCAAATGCCGTCTCGACAATATCGTTGGCTTTTTCCACTTGGCCTTTGGCTCTCGGATTGCCCGGCTTGTTGATTTGCACATGCACATCCAACGACTTGCACAAATTTTTAAACGCCGCCGAAGTATTCGCGCTGCCCGGGTCAAGCATGACCATGCGCGGCACGCCGCGAAACGGGTCTTTTAGCGGATCTACTTTTTGCTGCATCATGTAGATAAAAAAATCACAGAGGTTCGCGCTGGTTTCGCCGCCGAAGTAATAACGCACCGCAATCGTGCCGGAGGCATGGTCTGTCCCCGTGTACCGCCAGACGCGGTCGTTTTCGATTTTGACGACGTTTTTCGGCTTGTTTTTATAAAACTCCTCTTCCTTCATGACCCGCAGCCCCGTATCCTTGCCCTGACGGGGCAGGTAATACAAAACGCACAAACTCGGGTCGATTTGCCAACAATGGTTCGGATGCTCTGATTTCATCCGGCTGACCGGTTCGGGTTGGAGCAGTTGGTCGGGATGCAGCTTGTACTCTCGTAAAGCCCGGGTAATGGTGTTTTCAGATAGGGGGATGACTTCCCCGGTTTCCTCATCAATCCGCGCCGCCTCTATTTTTCCGTTGGCGCGCAGCATTTCCACCGCCTGCCGCACCGACATCAACCGCTTGCCGTTGCGCCTCATCGCCTCCACCAAAACCGCCGAAATCAATTTGGCTTCTTCCGGCTTCAGCTCCGTCTTGCCCGCATCGCTGCGCCGTTTGCGCGTCGGCTTGACGCTGACCGCCTCCAGCTTGCGGTATAGCGTGGCAAGGCTGACGCCCAATTCCTGCGCCTGCTGCTTAAGATATGCAGAGCGTGCGCCGCGTCCCATTGCTTCCGCCTGATTCTCGACTGCCTTAAGACGCTCAATCATTGCCGGATTCATCGCCTTCTCCCGTTTCACCGCCCAACCATTCCGGCACATTGTCTGTCGGTGCTTCGGTCGGTAGGGCATAGCTTTCGCGCAGTTGCTCGCAGTCCAAAATAATTTGATTGAGCGTGCCGACCATCTTCGCGCGGTGGTCAAATCCATGCGCCTCGCCGTGAGCCGCCATCTGTTCAAACATCTCGCGCAATCGGCTGATTTGCGAGCGGATACCGACTTCCAAGCTGCCAAGCTGCATCGTCAGCTCGATGCCCACATCCGCAGGTTTAGGCTCTTTGACACCCGTCTGCTTTTTCGACAGCTTTTCCGCCAGCTCATCGACCTTTTTATTTTTATCGGCAATTACCTTATCTTTCGCTTCCGCCGTTTCGCGGCTTTCGCGCAGGGCGACGCGCAGTTCGCGCACCGTCATTCGGTCTACATCGTCCAAGGTCATGCCGTTGACTTCTTCCCCTTCGGCCAAACCCACCAGCGTAACGTCTTCTTCGACCAAGAGTTCCAGTAGTTTCGACTTGCCTAAATCCATCAGCTTCGGCGCGGCTTTCTGCATTTGCGGCGTGGCGAAACGCTGCGTGGCACGCATTAAGCGAGATGCTTCCATTTTCCCGATACCGAACTGCTCTTTCGTAATATTCTCAAAGCGGCCATGCTCGGTATGCTCTTTCAACACAATCAAAGCACGCCCCAGCTCGAACATGCCCTCCATCGTCTGCCGTACCGCCAAGCGGCCGCGTTCAATCCAACGCTCTTCACTGTACACCTCGCCGTTACCCCATTGCTCCATTACCATCACGCTGTGCGCGGCTTGGTAGTTTTGCACTGCAACCGCATCCATTACTTCAACTTCATTGCTCATTTTGTTTCTCCAAAAGTAACGACGTCGTTACTTTTCAAAATTCGTTAATCTACATTCACCCGCTTGCCGATTTCGGCAATCTTGCTTTGCAGCCGTTCATGCTGCTGCCTGAACCGCTCGGCGATTTGCAGCGTCCTGATGCTGTAAGCAAAATTTCCGTTATCCAGCTTGACCACTAAGCCCTCGGCAATCAGGTCTTCCAAATCCCGGCTCACCGAAGCGGGTGGAATGCCCAGGCCGTCTGAAATCTCTTTGTTGCTGATGCCGATAATTGGATGCCCCTCCAATGCCTTGAAGACCTTCAACACCCGGCAGCCCTTTTTACTCGTCGCCATCCGCATCCTCCTTATTTCAGTCCCAGTTTCTTGGCAATCTCAAAGCCCTTGCCACGTTTTGCCTTGGTTAATCCATTCGTGACCATATACACCTCTCGTGGTTTATATCCGTTTTCACGCGCCCAATCTGCAAAAGTGCGCCCTTCCTTCTCAAACTTTTCTTTTAGCTTTTCGGCTGTTAATGCCATGATTACACTCCTATCTGTGATAAACTCCGCTTATCATCATTACTAATTGATTACCAATGAATGCAGTATAATCTACATAAGTAGATTACTCAACAGGAGCAATAATGGAATTTGTAGATTTTTTATATCGACTGAAACAGGCTCTTGATTTTAAACAAGATAAAGATGTAGCGGATTTTCTCGGATTATCTGAAAAAGCCTTTTCTGCGCGCAAAAATCGCAACTCCATCCCTGAGCGGCATCTAAGGGCTGCAGCTGCAATGCATCCTAATCTACATTTGGATGTAGATTACATCCTAACTGGAAGTAGAATCCACTCTTCACTAGGCAACCTCGGGCACAATCAAAATACATTTATGAAAGAAGTCGTTGCCCATATCCATACACGCCTGAATCTGGGAATTGATGAAATTTCAGAAGAATTAGGCATTGAAAAAGAACGTTTCCAGAGAATTTTGGAAGGTGAAATTGATCCCCCTTTACTGGTTCTGGAACGCTTGGTGACTAAGTTCGGTATAGATGCTCAATGGCTCTTGACCGGTAAAAGTTACTCAAACAAACAAAATGTAGAATCTGCAACAGATGATGACTACGACTTCATCCCCATGTACGATGTAGAAGTTTCCGCCGGTAACGGTGCAGCTGCCTATGGCGTAACTGAACCGGCCATGCACTTGGCGTTTAGAAAAGACTGGCTTAAATCACGCGGCCTGTATGCAAAAGACCTCAACTGCGTCATCGCACGCGGCGACAGCATGGAGCCGACCATCAGCAGCAAAGACACGCTGCTGGTCGACACCTCCAAAACCAATCCGCGCGACGGCCATATCTACGTCATCCGCAGCAGCGATGTGTTATGGGTAAAGCGTGTCCAACGCCAAATCGACGGCAACCTGCTCTTGATTTCCGACAACGCAACCTATCCGTCTATGCCCTTGGCACTGGCGGAACACCCCGATATTCAAATCATTGGACAGGTAGTGCAGGTATCCAAGGACTTGAATTGAAAAAGATGGCCGCAGAAGATACGAAAAAAAGGATTGCGGCATTTGACGCACTCAAAGCCGCACGAAAAGAGGCGTTGAGAAAATACCGTTTTTAAAACTTCAATAAAAGGAAACATTATGGCTGAATTAACGCCCCTGCTTGCTTGGACTTTTACCGAAGAATGTCCGATTCCTGCCGATGTCGGCGAGCTGTTGGTCGCAGGAGAACAGCCCATTGCGGCGTATAAAACCATACGCGATAGTGCCATTTTTACTGACAAACGGTTGATTGTTCGTGATGCACAAGGCCTGCGCGGGAAAAAAGTAGAAATCTATTCGTTGCCTTATGCCAATATCAACATGTGGTCTAGTGAAAATGCTGCGGGCTTTTTGGATTTTTCAGCCGAATTGGAACTTTGGACCCGCGCCGGACACATCAAAGTCAATCTGCTTAAAGGTATTGATGTCCGAAAATTGGACAAACTTATTGCCGATTGTGTTTTGAGGTAAACAATCCGATTAAAGATGGGTTTTAACCTCCATTAAAAGCCCCTTCAGACGGCCTTTCCTACAATCCCTGTATTGATTTCCAACTCAATACAGGGATTTTTCCATGTCAGACAAATTCACCCAATTCATCGAACGCGTCCTCTCCCACGAGGGCGGTTACGTCAACCACCCTCAAGACCCCGGCGGCGAAACCAACTGGGGCATTACCAAGCGTACCGCAATGGCAAACGGCTTTAACGGCTCCATGCGCGCCATGACGCGCGAGCAGGCCATCGGTATTTACCGCAAGGCATTTTGGGAGCGTTACCACGCCGACCAAATGCCCGAAGCGGTCGCTTTCCAATTCTTCGATGCCTGCATCAACCACGGCTACGGCAATGCCGCCCGTATGCTGCAACGCGCCGCAGGCGTGCCGGACGACGGCGTTATCGGCGAAATCAGTCTCAAAGCCATCAATTCACTTCCTGAAAATGACCTCCTGCTCCGTTTCAACGCCGAGCGTCTGGTCTTCTATACCAAGCTCGGCACGTTCACGTCTTTCGGCAAGGGTTGGGTACGCCGTGTGGCGCAAAACCTGATTCACGCAGCAGCGGACAATACCGATTAAATTTCAGGCCGTCTGAAAAACGATTGCCTAATCCCAAAGGTGTTTTTCAGCCGGCCGGCCCATACGACGGAAATAAAAATGAGATTCTTCAAATGGCTTTCCGGCTTGGTCTCCAATCCGGCCACGGGAAATATCAGCCACACCAAACTCTGGGCCAATGTTGCCGCCGGCACGATGACCTTCAAATTTATGCAGACAGCCGATGCCCCCGAATGGCTTTGGTGGGCATACGGCGCAATGGTCGGCGGTTATGCCCTGATTAAGCGCGGCCTGTCAGTCATTCCGCAAGTAGCGGAAATCAAGCGGCGCGAAGGAGGCGGAAATGTGGACGGTGATTAAGGCATGGCCGGCCGCATTGCTCGCCGCCGTATTACTGGGCGGCACATATGGTGCAGGCTACGTCCGTGCCAAACATACCTGCACGGCGGAGACGACGCAGATGCAGCTGACCTATACGGCGCAACGTTTGGCTGCCGAGCAGGAATACGGCGTGAAGCTGGCTGCAGCGGCGGCTGAAAAGCAACATTGGTATGACTTATCGCAACGACAAAGCAAAGAGTTGGCCGAGGCACAGGCCGAATTGGAGAAATCCCGCAACACCTTACAGGAGCAAACCCGTGCAGCAGTGGATAAAGACGGCAGCAGCTTTAACGGTATCGGCCCTAACAGCCTGCACCTCTACAAACGCGCCTTCGGATACACCGATTAAAACCGTGGAGGCGGCTGTTTTGCCGCCCGTATCTTCCGGGCTGCTGGTCAAATACGAACGCCCCGAGCGTCCGACCGGCGGCTCACCCGAACAACTTTTAAACCACGTTATCCGCTATGGCGAATACTGCCAAAAGCTGGAAGTGCAAATCTCCGGCTGGCAGGCGTGGTATTCGAAAGGCCGTCTGAAAGATGACTGATTTTGCCGACCAAGCCGCCGAATACGAAGCCGTCTTTTTGAGCGAGGCTTTATCCAAACATCAAACCAAACCTCAACATTCCGTCAGCCTGAGCCACTGTGAAGATTGCGGCAGCCCGATACCTGAAGCCAGGCAAAAAGCCGTCCAAGGCTGTACGCGCTGTGTGTTGTGTCAAGAATATTACGAGAGGGGTTATCCCTAATGGAAAAAACGTTTATCCACATCGAATTTTGGCAGTTGGTCGGATTCCTCCTGTCCTTCCTCGGCATCTGTTTTACCTTCGGCAAAATGCTGCTGGCGCAATTCCGCGAGCAGCAGGACGAACGCCAAAAACAGCAGGAACGCCTGCAAGGCAAAGTCGAAATCATGGAAAACAAACTGGCGGAATTTAACGCCGGCCTGCCTCTGACCTATGTTTTGCGGGAAGACTACATCCGCAATCAGGTCGTCCTCGAAGCCAAGCTCGACAATGTTGCCGAAAAACTCACCGAAATATACAAGATGGAAAGCGTAAAGAAATGATTAGCCAAGAATTGATTGCCAAACAACGCCGCGAGGGGATGCGTTGGAACATCATCAACACCCTTAATAAAGCCCGCCCGCACACCACCAGTGAGACCTTCCTGTTGGACATTATGAACGCGATTTACCCGCAGACCACCGCCACCGAACTGCGCCAGCAGCTCGACTACCTTGCCGACCGCAAAATGGTCGAGCTGAATAAAGCACCGCACGGCTTGTGGTTTGCCGACCTGACCAGTTTGGGTGTCGATATTGCCGAATACACGGTCGAATGCCGCGCCGGTATCGCCCGCCCCGAAAAAGTGTGGAGCTGATATGGCAAAACGCAGCGTCATCGACCAACTCCCCGAAGCCGTACGCCACGAGTTCGAACGGAAACTCGTCGAAAACGGCTTCGCCGACTATCAGGCATTATCCGAATGGTTGCAGCAACAGGGATACGAAATCAGCCGCTCCGCCGCCCATCGGTACGGCCAAAAAGTACAGCGTCGGTTTGCCGCCATCAAAAACAGTACCGAAGCGGCACGCCTGATTGCCGAAGGCGCGGCAGACGAGGGGGATACCCGCTCCGAAGCCTTGATGGCGATGTTGCAGACAGAGTTGTTTGAGGCATTGGTGCAGATTGGCGAGATGCCCGAAGACGAGTTAAACGCGCTTGACCGCTTCGGGATTATGAGCGAGGGCGCGCGCAAAATCAGCGGGCTGATTACCGCCGGTACGCGCCTGAAGGAATATCAGGCAAAAGTTAAAGCCAAAGTCGAAGCCGCCGCCGAAAACGTGGCCAAGCAGGCAAAAAAAGGCGGGCTGTCCGACGCGGCTGCCGAAGCCATCCGCAAACAGATTTTAGGTATCGCATCATGACGACCAAAACCGAAGACCGCACGCCATCGGCATTGCTTCCTTATCAGCAGCGTTGGTGCGCCGATAACTCTCCCGTCAAACTCTGCGAAAAATCCCGACGCATCGGTCTGAGCTGGGGCGAGGCTGCCGATACCGCCTTACTTGCCGCCTCATCGGGCGGCATGGACGCATGGTACATAGGCTACAACAAAGACATGGCTTTGGAGTTTATCCGCGATTGTGCCAACTGGGCGAAATTCTACGGTTTGGCTGCAGGCGAAATTGAAGAAACCGAAGAGGTGTTCGTCGAGGGGGACGACAAAAAATCCGTCCTCGCCTTCGTCATCCGTTTCGCCTCCGGCTGGCGCGTTACCGCCTTATCCAGCCGCCCCTCAAACCTTCGCGGTAAGCAGGGGCGCGTCATCATCGACGAGGCGGCGTTCCACGAGCAGCTCGGCGAGCTGCTCAAAGCGGCAATGGCATTGCTGATGTGGGGCGGGCAAGTACACATCATCTCTACCCATGACGGTGTGGACAATCCGTTCAACGAGCTGATTACCGACATCCGTGCGGGCAAAAAGCCGTACTCCATCCACCGCATTACTTTCGACGAGGCCGTTTCAGACGGCCTCTACCGCCGCATCTGCCTGCGTTTGGGCAAGGAGTGGACACCCCAAGGCGAAGCCGCGTGGTGCAAGGAAATCCGCGATTTCTACGGTGAAGATGCCAGCGAAGAGTTGGACTGTATCCCTAAAAACGGCGGCGGCAAATGGCTCAACCGCGCCTTAATCGAAAGCCGTATGAGTCCTTATACACCGGTTATGCAGCCGACGACCCGGTGTGGGACAGCCTGTATCCGCCCTTGGATTACCGCTGCCGCTGCCGGGTTCGCCCTCTGTCGCGCGGTATGGGTGAGAGCCGCGTTCAAGCCAGACCGACTCTTGAGTCCGTCACCGTCGATATAGGTTCAAACCCTTATACCGGAGAGGCACGCTATGCCCGGCGCACCGGCATCCGCATCAACAACAAATTTATCGCCCCCAATGCGGGCTTCAATGCCAACCAAGGCAAATCCATGTTGTCCCGCATGGCGCAAATCGCCGTGGAAAAGGCGCAGGCAACCCATCCGGATATCGCCCGGATTGCCATCAAAACCATGATGGCTAACCAGAAATTCAAAAACGCCCTAACCCCCGAATCGTTGGCATGGGTGCGCGAATTATTGAGGGGCTGACCATGCTTGAAATTAAATTAGACGCAGAGCGGCTCGACCACGGCTTGAATACGCTGCTCAAAAACGCCACCAACACCCGCGCCATGATGCGGGGCATCGCCAGCGAGCTACTGTCCATGGCCGAGGACAACTTTGAGTCCGAGAGCTGGGGCGGGCAGCGATGGAAACAAAGCCGGCGCGCCGCAGACGAGGGAGGCAAGACCCTGCAAAAAAGCGGGCAACTCGCCGCCAGCCTGACCACACAGGTCGGCAGCAACTATGCCCGCATCGGCAGCAACAAAAAATATGCCGCCATCCACCACCTCGGCGGTCAAGCAGGCCGCGGCCACAAAACCAACCTCCCAGCACGCCCCTATCTCCCCATCAACGGCAACAACCAACTCCAACCCGATGCCGAACGCAGAATCCTCGACATCGCCATCGCCGCCCTCAAAAAAGGACTCTGACAATAAAAAAACGGACGATAAAATGTCGTCCGTTTCTTGTTGCACTATTTGCAACTCCATTTCACTTTTTCCATCCCGCCTCATCCCCCATCATCCCACTTCTTCCCATTTATCTCATCATTCCTATATATTTATCTCATTGGGTTTCAATTACCAAAACCTTTGGTTGGAGCGCCGTTGCAATGATGCGGGTAAAGCATGGGATACGGCGGAGTATGTAAAAAAGATAAGCTTCTGTTTGGCAATCGTTGGCATGGTGCTGCCCGCATTCGCTTTACCGATTGTTTTCGGCGGCCTGTTTCAATTCATTTTCGGTATGCTTCTGCCAGGCAATCGCAAGCCCAATATCAGTGGTGTGCCACAACCGGATACACCCGCTTTATGTTTTGCTGCAGTGCTTTCCTTCGTAGTCGCGTTTGCCATGCTGATATGGATTTTTCTTTAAATAAAAAAACTTTACTGCAGGATGGCGGCTTCATCCTTAATACCGTTTTAAATTGATGTCGTACATAGCATAACAAAGCAAGCCTGAGAGGCCGTCTGAAAATCTCGTTTTGTCAGAACGAATTTTCAGACGGCCTCTTCTGCTTCAAGCATCGGCAGGCGGCAGCAGAAGCGGCGTTTTCCGCAGGGCGAGGCGTTGGTCGGCACGGAACAGGGCGGCAGCGTATTGCTGCAGGTCGGCGGTGCGGACGCATTGCGGCGGTGCGAGTTGGCCGATGCGTCGGGCGTAGGCGTATTGCGGGTTTTCGCCCAATGCGTTGTCGAGTGCGGCGGCAAGCCCGGTATCGGAAGTGGGGTGGCCGTCTGAAAGAATCAGGCGGTAGTAGGGCGGGGCGGCGTTCATGCCTTGCATCAAGGCATGGTCGGGCAGGCCCGGGGCGGTGCGGAGCATGGCGCGGCGGACGAAGGCTTCGGTCAGTTTTTCGCCGCACAAGTCGCTTGTCAGGCTGTCGCGGCCGACGAATTCCAAACGGGGAATGCCGTTTTCCATACTGCGGATGCAGACGCGGTCGCCCGTGTCATAGCGGTACAGCCCGCCTTGGGTGGTAACAATCAGGCGGTAGTCGCGGCCGTTTTGCAATGCCCAGGCGGGATAGATGTCCCGTTCGTCGGCAAATTCGTAAAAATGGCTGTCCACGGCCAATATCGGATGGAGGCCGTCTGAAAAAGGGATGCTGGAAACGGCTTCGGTAGACAGCAGGCCTTTACCTTGAATCCATACATGCGGCAGTTTCTGCCGCAGCAAGGCGGCGGGTGCGGCGGCGGTATGGCTGTCCCAGCAGCTGACGGTGTCGAGTTGCGGCCAAATCAGGCGGGTATCGGGTTGCGCTGCGGACAGTGCGCGCGACAGTACGGCGCGGCGGCGCGGTTCGTGTATTTCGGCTAATAGTCTGTCTTGCAGCTCCTGCATGGTTTGCAGAATCGGCAGCAGGATGGACGGGCTCCAAACGGAGATAAAGCTCAGGTTTTCCGCTGAAAGCAGCAGGCGGGCGCAGTGGAACTGCCATTCTTCCGCAGTTTGCGCGGCCAGCAATTCGGGCAGGAAGAGGGTTTTTTCCGCCAGCGCCGCGCCGGTTTCGCGGCCGAAATAGTCCAAATCGTTACCGCTGCCAATCGGTATGCCGCCTTCGGTTTTGTCGCGGCTGCGGGTCAGCGGGCTGATGACGAAAAACAGCCGTCCGGCCAATGCCTGCGGCCGTTGCCGTTGCAAGTCGGCCAGCCACGGCAGTACGGCGCGGCGGAAGGCGACATATAGGCCGTCGGTGTAGGGAATCAGCTTCGCCCCGCCGGAAGAACCGCCGGTTTCTTCGAAATTCGATATGGCTTCCGCCGTTAAGATGCCCGAACGGCCTGCGGCGATTTGTCCGATGGACGGGCTGAAGTCTTCATAGCGGCGGACAGGCAGGGCGCGGGCGAAGTCGCCGTAGTCTTTCAGTTCGGCAAAACGGTGTTCCCTGCCGAAGGTGCAATCGCGGTTGCGGTGCAGAATATCGGCCAAAACGGCCTGCTGCGTCCGCTTCGGCCGCGCTAAGGCCGTCTGAAAACGGGTGAGGGCTGCGGTAAGTCCGGTGAAAGGCGGCATGCGGAAGTCCTCCGTTGCAAGATAAAGCGCAAGCCTACCGTATTTAAAGGCCGTCTGAAAAGGGATGATGAGTTGTGTGCCGGTGTGTGTAAAATTAAAAGTTTTTAAATTCAGTTTATTATAATTTTCCGGTTATTCATGGCTTGCGGAATCGGCGTAAATTTGATTTAATGCGCGCTTTGCTGAACGGCAAAAGGGTGATTAGCTCAGTTGGTAGAGCGTCTGCCTTACAAGCAGAATGTCGGCGGTTCGACTCCGTCATCACCCACCAA